GAACTATGGCTTCCGAAGTATTGCATGTCTGCTTTATATAATGATAAGCGAAATTCTGCGGAAACCGGAAGCGAACATGTTCTTCTCATTCGTTATTGGCGTAGGCATCGCCATACTGATGTTCCACCGCCCACAACCCGAGATCAGCGAGTCCGCCCACACCGCCGAAGATCTCAGGACAATGGTCACTCGCATCGACGGCAAGTGCTTCCGGTACAGGATCGAGGATGCGTCATGCCCTGCCGACGGAGTTTCACTGTGATCTATATAAATGGACGCAACGCCGCTCGACCAGCTTGTTCCTCCCGGTGGTTCCCAGCAGCCCAGTATGTCTCTTCCGGCGGCTACCACGTACCCGCAGATGATTACTCCGGGCACGGCAAGCGCAATCGTGTCGCCTCCTCCGCCGAACGGTGCCCAGATGCATCCGATGGCGGTCAAGTCGGTACTGAAGAGCATTCTAGGATACGTCGCCATCTTCGGCGCCGTCTTTTTGATCTCACTGACGCCCGTGCAGTCGCTGGTGCTCCGCTATATCCCCGGGTCGTACGCCGGCAGCGGTGTCGTCTCGCTGACGGGAGCCGCTGTGCTTGGGGCGATTGGCGTGGTTCTCGTATACATTCTGCAGGTACTTCTCCAGCCTTTGATATAATAGCAGACTATGGAGGAAATTCTTCTACCAAAATCTTTTTCATGCTCGACACCTTCTTCGGAAGAGGAGGGCGGGGAATCGAGGAGGCCAACTGAAGTTGCTATACCAATTCTTCCGAAACCTCCAGCTGAAGAAAGCAAACACTGCGAGTATACGGCAGAGTGGGGGGCTATAACGTTAACGTTGCTGATCATAGCAGTATGTATTGCATTGATTATTTGGTACATTGTCGCCAGCCTTTAAAAAGTAAAAACATTATTGAGACATCCTCTAATTTACTATGCATGATGCTCTGCTGGAGAATAATGCTGGTGAACGGCGTTGAACGCAATGTCGTGATCTGTCTCGGCGTTGTCTAGACGTATCGTGGCGGCAATGAGTCGGTTATGAGCGTCACGGACGATGCGGGCCTGGATGCGCTTCATGTTCCGGATGTCCAGAAACATATCCATCGGAATCTTTTTATGAAATGCGTCGTAGAGCTGCTGTTCATATTGGTCGTAAATCTTGACTTCGGTGTCGTAGTCTAGCTGTGCGATGTCTCTGGCCGACTTGGCCTCCTCAACCTCGTTACGGGAGGCTTTCAAAAGTAGGGCGTTCATTCTATCATGCGGTTATTTCCGTAAGTACCGATGGATCCGTTTTAGTTTATTTCCGCAGGGCCGCCACGATCCAGGGCATGGACGAGAAGCGGTCAGCCAGTGCAAACTTGCGAGCAATGCACTTTTCGGACATGCTGTCGGGCGTCTGGCTGACTGCGAGCTCAAGATCGGTCAGACGTCGTTTGTTCCACGCACGCACGTTTGCGGCAAACTCGGCAGGCTTCATTCCCTTCAGGCGATCTACAATCGGGACAAGCGCTTGGCGAATATCGTCGATACAAAGGAAGGGGCGCACCGTCTTGCTGTTTCGAATCAGCAGATCACTCTTCTTCAGCCCCACATTGAATTCACGTTCAAGTGCAAACAGAAACCGATTGACGACCATCATCGGATCTTCTTCCCATTGAATCGGCTTCGAACTGTTAATCGAGTTAAAGTACTCGATCGCCTCCGTCTCGGACGACACGTGCTTTTCAGTTACAGTTACAGGAAAGTCGCCAAGCATAAACGTCTCACGCAGAATCGACAACCGATGCTGACCGTCTACAATATAGCGCTGCGGTGTAGGCATCCCACGAGCATCCGTCTCGTCAATCACGATAACGAAATATCCCTTATCTAGCATTCTCTTGTCCTCGATTAACGCCCCCAATTTTGAAGCATGCCTTTCGTCTAAAATTCGATTGCCCTTCCAGTTTGGAACCTTCAAGAGCGATTGTATTGTCGTCTTTTTGAGGATAGATCCATCGTTATATACGTGAAGTAGTACGTCGGTCATTTTCGTTAGTCTTCCCCGATACAGATCACTAATAACCGATCCGTTTTTGTAAACTATACGACGGTTTTCGGTCCAGCCAGTCCATACAGGACATCATCGCACACAATGCAAGGCCTGCGATCCCAAGAGCGTAATATTCGTACATGCATATAAGAGCAATTCGCATGTAAAGTACAATGTTGCAGGGTGTGCTGGATAAATACCGTCACACTTCGAAGGGGTATGCGCACGACCCCATCGCCAGAGTCTACCCCCGTATACTCCTTGGACCCGGGTTTGTCTTACTCCCGAGCGTCGTCAAAGTTCGAGAGATAACCCATGTAATAAACTGCGCAGAGGACAACGTATGTCCACTCGGTCTCCGCAATGCTCTCGGAAAAGAACGCTATGCGTGCATGAACGCCATGGATGACCCCACCGACATTATAGCAAAGCACTACGCAGACTTTGAAGCGGCTATGGATACGTTCCTGCGAGACCCGTCCTGTCGCAACGTCTATGTTCACTGCCAGGCAGGAATGAATCGTTCGGCGACGCTCATCTTGGCCTACGTTGTTAAGCGCTTTCGAGTAAAGCTCCACGATATCGTCGAACACACGGCTCGCCAGCGACCCTGCATTCTCACGAATCCTCACTTCCAAGAGTACCTCTGCAAATTCGCATATCTTGCTGTGTAATAATGTGGAGCTCCGTCCAGAAAAGTATTACCGCTGCCGGAGACAATCCGATCGGAGCAGTCAATAGCGGGATGGACGCTGGGCTCGGACCAAGCTTTGATTATCTCCAGACGATTCGCTCGCCGGCCGACCAAGGTGTGTCCAGCGACGGGACGTTCAGTCAGGTCTTTACCAACGCAAACGCCATATCGGGTTATGTCGGCAGCCTCCTGAACGGACCCAAGGTCGGCAATCAATTTTTTAGAGACACGGGCGGTAAGTGCCGGGCGCCCAGCGGTCGCATAGTGAATCGCTCGACGTGGAACAACAACAAGCTGGGCGGAGACGATGCGGCTGGAGTTCTCGGCCCGAGCTTCCAGCGGGCGGTGTCGGGTAGCGGGTTCGACGGTATCATTCCCGGAGCCGCCGGAGACATTGCCGCTATGAATCCGCTCAAGGTTATGAATGCTTTGGTGCTCGACGGAGTTCCAGACTGCCAGGCGTTCAGCTGTCCCGTAACCGACGAAGTTACAGGAGTTGATAAGGGTAAGGAGACCAAATTTTTGACACCGTCTCTTGAATTCAATCTGACGGGCTGCAGTCAGGTTGCGGAGCCGGCCGCCGAAGAGTCATTCACCCCCTTTTTTCCGTCGCCGTATACTCCTCGTAAGCTCGTCAATACAGACTCCGGGCCATTCATCCTGTTGGGCCTTGCCCTCGCAACGCTCGCAGTCCTTAAAATAATGAGTTAGACGCTCCATTGAAAGGATGAATAAGCAGCTGCGGATGTCTTCGGACGTATTCAAGGTTAAAAAGACACGAGACGTTCATTCAAAACCACGAGATACATACGGTACACTTGACTCTATGCACGAGCAATATATCCACGAATTATCCGAAAAGGCATCGCCGACCAATATTGAGAAACTCCGCACAAAGATCGATGAAATTCGGGTGCAATTGAGCAGTCCATTCGATATGTTCGACTTTGACGAATCGATTCGGCGATCGAAACTACAAGCGAATCTCTCCAAATGTGAAGCAGAGTTATCGGCTGCAGTGGATCACCAGGAGGTGCGGAACTACTATCTGGCGAGCGGAGATATCATGCTGGACTATTACGCCCAGGCCCCCAAGAAGTCTGCGATCCCGCTCGCTCCGAAAATATCGGTTGGTACGTTCGACAGGCTGTTTTCGGTGGCGGACACCGCAGTTGGCCCGTCAAAGAAGAAAATGTTCGACGAGTATATGGTTCGACGGGGATTGTCGGACGGAGTGTCTCTCATAGAGAATCCGGACCAAATCAAGAAAATGTCGGAACACTGTGCACCCTGCAACGTGCCTCGTGAGGAAATAACGTCCGAAGGGATTCTTGTATGTCCGAAATGCGGTAGCGAAGAATACGCACTCGTAGTCTCGGACTTCCCGAGCTTTCGTGATACTCCCAAAGAGCGCAATAACTACGCATACAAGAAGCAGAACCACCTCAATGAAATTCTGAACCAATTTCAGGCAAAAGAGAGTACGGAAATACCCGAAGACGTCATGAATGAAGTGATCTGCGAACTCCGGAAACGGCGTATCGATAATATTGCTCTGCTGTCCGAGCAGAACATCCGAGAAATTCTAAAGAAACTCGGAAGAAATCGATACTACGAGCACGCAGCGCACATTTTAAGTCGATTAAATGGGAATCCGCCTCCGACCATAACTCCGGAGATTGAGGATAAAATTCGAGCGATGTTTCAGGAAGTTCAAGCACCGTACCTATTGTACTGCCCTGACGAGCGCCGGAATTTTTTGTCGTACTCGTACATTATTTACAAATTTTTGGAGCTCCTGGAATTGGACGAATATAAAGTCCACTTCCCGCTATTGAAGAGCCGTGATAGACTGATTCAGCATGACCAAATATGGAAGAAGATATGCGACTACCTGCAGTGGGAGTTCATTCAGAGTGTTTAAAGCGACAGAGTATGAAATCATCAATGAAGAGTACACTATGTCTCGTAATGATAGTCAAGAACGAATCACATATAATCGGGGAGACGCTGCGGTGTCTGATGGACAAGGCCTCGTTCCAGCATTGGGTTATATGCGATACAGGATCCACTGACGGAACCCAAGACATTATTCGAGAGACGCTGAAACATATACCCGGCGAATTGCACGAGGTTCCGTGGGTAGATTTCGGAACAAATCGCACGCAGGTAGTCGAGTTGGCATATGGAAAGACGGACTATGCACTGATGTTTGACGCCGACGATACGATCGAGGGTGACCGGATACCGTTTCCGACAAAAATGACGGCAGACGTATACGAACTGCTATTTCGCTGTGTCGAACTTGAATTTCATCGTTCCAGCGTCTTCAACAACCGTCGCAAGTGGAAGTATGTGGGAGTTCTACACGAGTATCTCGAACATGCCGATGGCGGCGTTCCCACACGTACTACGGTCAAGGGCGAATACAAATGCATTGCCCGTACGGTGGGCGCAAGGTCATCTGACCCTGACCGGTTTCGAAAGGACGCACTGACGCTGGCAGCAGCATTCGAAAACAATCCAACGGCATACATACGAAACCGGTATGCGTTTTACTGTGCAAACTCCTATCGAGACTGCGGCATGTGGCCCGAGGCCCTGAAATGGTACACCAAGGTACTTTCATTGAACGGGTGGGCAGAAGAACGGTACATTGCGTGTAAACGAATATATGAAATCTATTCGAATCTCGGAACCCCCGAACTAGGACTGTATGCTCTTGTAGAATCGTATACCTACAATAAAAACCGAGTCGAATGTGCCAATTATCTCGTGAATTACTACTTGTTGAAACAAAACTATGAAGTGGCCTTCAAATACTATGAGTTGCTGAACCCCGACTTTGCAAGGGTCGACTCGTCTGAGTTTCTGATGACTGAACATCTGGTGGCTTCTTTTTTGTTTCCGTACAATATGATCATTCTTGCGGACCGAGTCAAACGACATGACATTGGTATTCAAATGTATGGTATTATTTTTGATCGCAAGGTAGTCGGTGTGAATCACTTTTACTTGAAACACTTGTTTGGAAACGCCACGTTTTTTGAACCTCACATGTCGGGCAAACAGAAAAAGTCGTTCCAGCGAGACCTCTTGCAATATAAGACTCTCTGTGCGGAAAAGGGGTTTACTGCTGCTTAATGAATGAACACAAATGATTCGCTTGCACTTGCCGGCGATTCCACACACTATAACACACGATGAATTCAGTCATTGTGCATTCACAGGAAAGGTCAAACGCTTCGGCCCTATGATGCGCAGCCGGGGCTTTGAAGTAATTCATTATGGAGTCGAGGGGTCTGATAGCGGGGCCAACAAGGACGTCCAGCTCTTTACTCGTGCAGAGTGGCACAAACTGCGCATTCGTTCGTTGCGCCAGTTGAAACCAGACTTGGACAGCGACGAAAAGGCAGAGGCTCAACTGCAGAATCCTCAATCATTTTACGGAGACCTCGCCAACTGGTCGACGCCGCTATACGAAGAGTTTAACCAGCGCTTCAAGTCTGCACTATTGGAAGACTATCGCAAATCCGACGTCATATGTATTCCGCTAGGTCATTCGTACGATGCTGCGCTGAGCGGGCTCGATTGTGTTATTCTTGAATTTGGAATTGGATATAGTGGCTCATGCAAGAACTTTCGAGTATTCGAATCGCATTCGTGGATGAGCAAGACGCTCACAGAAGAAAAGAAACCCCCCCAAAATTATTGGTTCGTCATACCGCATAGTTTCAACATAACTGAATTTCCCTTTTCGAGGGGTCCAACGATTCCTACCGTGGGATTTATGGCCCGAATTACTAATTGCAAGGGTGCGAATATCGTAGTCGAGATCGCAAAGCGGCTTCCCAGCGTCCGGTTCGCACTATGCGGTCAGGGCGATCCAACGCCATATCTAACGCAGCCAAATATTGTGTACAAGGGTCCGATTCACGGAGACGAACGTGGGCGATTTTTGGGAGGTCTCACGGCATTCTTGGCTCCTACTACATATCTCGAGCCGTTCGGAGCGGCCATGGTCGAAGCCCAACTCTGCGGTACTCCGGTAATATGCTCAGACTGGGGAGGAATGTCGGAAACGGTCGAGCAGTGGAAGACCGGACTCCGATGCCATACGCTCGCCGATTACTGCTTCGGACTTCAAATGGCGATTGACGGAACGATGTTTGACCGAGAGTATATTCGGACACGGGCGGTCGAGAAGTACGACATGTACCGAGCCGCCAAAGACTATGAATACGTCATACGAAGTGTTTTGGATGTGCATAACGGGCGTAACGGCTGGTATTCGCCAATCTCTCACATAAACCCCGATGCAATTCCCAACGTGATTCTTCAAACGTCCAAGGACCCCCTCGCTCCCTATATTTCAGAGATGATAGGCAAACAGGCCCCGGGGTGGACTTACAAACACTTTACCGACAATGATATCGTGGAGTTTTTCAAGAGTAATCCGCATGATGAATTTCCCAATATTGAAGGCGTATTTCGTTCGTTTAAGCGTGGCGAACACAAGGCCGATTTATTTCGCTATTACTACCTCTACTTGTTTGGAGGAGTCTACATTGATTCCGACGCAATGCTCTACATGCCGATTCAGGATATAGTGCGAAATCACGATTTCGTTTCAATAGAGGGAAGGTATACGTTTCCAAACACGGTATTTCAAGGGTTCTTGTGCGTGCGCCCGAGACACCCGATTCTATACGAAGCATTGCGACACGCATATGCAACCTCGCCTGCCGATATTGACAGGAACTATAGCTTGTTCTGTATAGAAATCTTCAAGATATACAACACTCATAAAACCGCACAAAGCAAGCTGTATTATGAACGCATGCATGATAATAAACAAGAGGCATATGCGTTTCTCGATGACGAAACTCGGGTGTTTCTCCGACACTATTGGTGCACCGGGATCGTTCCGCAAGAAGTCCACCAAAACGGAACGGATACAATAATAGTGTAGTCGGTATCACAGACAGAATGAAGCCCCGTTTCAGCGCCTCCGAAGTTGCCGGTATTCTGGGTCGGAACCCCTACAAGACGAAAAATGAAGTACTCGTGAAAGTTTTATCACAGATGCCGCAGTTCAAGGAGGCCGTGCTCTCCGGAAAGACGGCAGTGGGTGGAAAGACAGACAAGGAGTTGGTCGACGCTGCGCCGCACGAGGTTCACGTGGCTCTCGCCAAGTGCGTACGTGACGCCACTGTCGCAACGAGCGACGCTGCTGTTGAGCGTATCGTATCCGAATTTAAAGACACAAACGCCCGTGTCCTGTTGAAGGAGTGCTTGGACGGCGTACGGGAGGTGGAGAGCCCCGAAGTCTCTGCGGCCAAGATTCGCATTCATACAGGCCAGTCGACTCCCGAGGTCGAGATTGAGCGTCTATCACTGACCAAAGAAGTGCGCACCAAGATCGATGCTCTGCCCGAGCAGGAGGTACTTGCGTCCGAAATCCAGAAGCGCCGTGGGACAAAGCTCGAGAAGACGGCAGAGGACGCATTCGCAGCAGAGACGGGCAAGGAGATTTCCGAGCGGAACACGTTCACACAATTCGAGTGTCCGGAGTACAGGCTCATCGGCTACATTGACGGATACCAGGACGGTCGCATCGTCGAGACGAAGAACCGAAAGCGGTTCTGGCCCGTTCCGCCGCCGTACGACTTTGTACAGCTGCGGTGCTACATGCGCATGCGGGGCAAGATTCCGGGCGTTCTGCTGGAGAACTTCCCCGGCAAGCCGCCGAGGACCACTGCCGTACCGTGGGACGATTCCGAGTGGGACTCGATCCACGAGGGGCTCTGCGCCGTCTCCGCCGAGATTGGCCGCATGACGCCCGAGGACGCCACGCAGCTCGCCCGTGAGGTGTTTCTGCGTTAGTCTTCTTCCGCAAACAAGCTGCTGATTATGTGTTTCTTCGATATCCACGTTGATTTATTTCGAAGGTTAATGTCGTGACTATATTCTTGATAGAAGTTACACGGTTCGTCACAGCATTCAAATGAGTCACGAAGTCCACCCCATATATTTTTTCGTGGACAGCGAAAATAAAGGACATCCTTGTCTTTGCATTTTTTTACATCACAAGGAAGTCCACAACTGCAAAAGGGTAATCGTTTGAATAATTCGTTATTTGGAAGTTCATATTGTTTATCGATACGTGTATATTTCCCTCCTCTTATGTGGCTTGTTTCACCAAAACTCATCATCAAACACTCTGCAATGATGTTTTCAGCAAGTAGGTGATCGTGAACGTTTTCTTCGTCGTCGTCTTCAAATTTAATTAGCTTCCATTTCTTGTATTTCTTACAATTGTTATCTGGGTCATTATTGACTACCCAATCAACATCATAGTCGTACGATTGGAATTTCCCAAGTGTCTGAACCTTGTAAATTGCAGAGAGTCGCACAGGCTTAAATATTCGAGTATTTACCCCACCGTCTCCTTTAGAATGTTCCCAAAATCTACGATATAGTCGTGTGGTTTCTCCTACATATAAACGTCCATATTCGCATTCCATAATGTAAACCCAATGCATTATGTGATTTAAACGTCGAATATGTAAAGCTGGCTATTCGCCAATGAAGTAAAACGGATTGCCTAGTTAATGTCTTTTTGCATTGTGAGACAGAATGAACAGCAACATAGCAAAGCAACTTCACGAGATATTTCTACGAACACCGACAAACCTCTGGGATGAATTCGAAGCCGACTGCAGGAACTTCTACGACGCCCCGGCGCACAGCTTCACGGACATGCGAGTGAGAGACAACAAGAAAATACGAGGAGATATGTTCGAGGACTTTTGTGTCGAATACCTGAAGCACGTGAAGGGCTACGACAACGTGTGGCTGCTCGAGGACGTGCCCGAAGAGCTCCTCGTAAAGCTCGGCATGCAGCGGCGAGACGTAGGCATTGATCTGGTCGCCGAAAAGAGCGGTAGGTATAGTGCGATACAGTGCAAATACAAGAAGCAGGAGACTTCAAAGACCAAGATCGTCACGTGGAAAGCGCTGTCGACATTTTATGCGCTATGCATGCGCACGGGTCCATGGGATAAGTACATCGTCATGACCAACTGCTCGTACGTTCGCCACATGGGCAAGAAGACGCCCAAAGATGTCTCGTACTGCCTGGGGACGCTGCGCAAGACAACGAAGGAGGAGTGGCTGAAGATGTGCGGCGACGGGGGGGTTGGGCATAGTATGTCCGCCGCCGGCGGCGGGGCTGGAACTGCAACTGCAACTCCACCATCCGCAAAGCTGACGGAGGAAGAGGTTCGTGCTTTGCGATTGAAAATCTTGCGCAAGGAATAATGGGTACGCTACCACCTCCCCTCAAAACAAGCGTTCGACAGGATGAATGGCGCCACGATAATGATAACAGTATGCCCGGTCCTCCGCCGCTCCCGCCGCCAATGGCCGCACCCGCTCAATACGCCGAAATGGTGCGTTCATTTTTCTCATCCGCCCCGGCAAAAATTCTCGGGTGGTTCGGAATCGCCTTTGGCGTTCTATGGGTTCTGTTTGGAATCGCCGGCTTCATCATGTCCTTCATCTGCTTCGGATACACCGGGAACGTCGGAGAGAAACTCCTCGGTGTGGTTCTTGCCGTTGTTCTCGGACCTTGGTATTGGCTCTACTATTATTCATCTTCGTCGTACTGCAAGGCGAATCCTCCGAGCCTTTTTTAATCATAGTATTTTTGCACATGCTTGTTTATCTCCCAGTGATACCCCCATCGCCCTAAAACTATTTTATCCGTGTTCGGCCTTGTAAATAGAAAGCGCATTAGAAAGCGGTATACCATTTGTTCATTCTCGTACGCCACTTGTAATATCCTACAATTTTCAACGGGGTCTAAGAGTAAAAACGGATACTCTTTCGTGACTGTATACACAGAATACACAATGCTCCGTATTCCTACCATAGTTCCTTTGGTGGTAACGAACCACACGCACCCACTGGATGCATTTCAAAAACAGGCTATATACGCAATTCAGCACGACGAAAACGTCCTGGTGACTGCGAAGACCGGTAGCGGCAAGACTCTCGTAGGGGAGTACCAGATCGAGCACTCTCTCGCAAAGGGCAAGCGGGTGTTTTATACCACGCCGATAAAGTCGCTGACGAATCAAAAATTCAACGATTTGAAAGCTATACATCCTTCCGTAGGCATCATGACGGGCGACATCAAATTCTGCCCGCATGCCGACGTGATCGTTATGACCACCGAGATCCTTCGAAACTTACTCTTCAAGCAGGGCACTGCTACCGAAACACTCGGAACTACGGCGCTATTGTCGATGTCCGATGTAGATGCAGTTGTGTTCGACGAGGTGCACTACATCAACGACCCAGAACGTGGAAAGGTATGGGAGGAGTGCATCATGCTCCTTCCGCCCGCTGTAAATATCGTAATGCTCTCGGCGACCATCGACAGTCCCGAACTGTTTGCAAGCTGGGTTGGCGAACTAAAACAGCGCCCCGTGCATCTCATTTCGACCGAGCACCGTGTCGTTCCGCTGAGGCACTGCTTACCGTCCGGAGAGGTTGTGATGGACGAAAAGAACAAATTTTACAGAGAGGTCTACAACGCTTACATTCGTAGGCTGAAGCACGAGGACGATGAGCAGCGCAGGCACGCCGAGGCCGTGCGCTCCCGTGAATCGGGAGACGAGCCGGTCGAGCGCACCGTCCGGACGCAGAGCTTCGTGCATCGCATGAACGCATGTATCAACTCGCTGAGCGAGAAGACCCTACTGCCTGCGCTGTTCTTCGTGTTTTCGAGGCGACAATGTGAGCAGTACACAGACAAGGTGGAACACAGCCTTCTCTCTTCGAAGGAGTCCGCCGACGTTCGTAACATTGTCCAGTTTCACCTACACAAGTACAAGGACCTCGAGAAGGTAGGCCAATATCACACGCTTATCGGCCTCCTTGCAAAGGGCGTGGCGTTTCACCATAGCGGCCTCCTCCCGCTCCTAAAAGAGATCGTCGAAGTATTGTTTGCGAAAGGGCTCGTGAAAGTACTGTTTGCGACCGAGACGTTTGCGGTCGGGATTAACATGCCTACCAAGACGGTGGTGTTTACGTCCTATCGCAAAATATCGGACGAGGGGGAAATGCGGATGCTGCGGACACACGAGTACATACAGATGGCGGGGCGGGCGGGGCGTCGAGGAAAGGACACGGAGGGGCTTGTCCTCTATCTGCCCGCCCACCGGCCCGAAAACGTGGAAGACGTCCATGCAATGATGACGGGGCGGTCGCAGTACATCGAGTCTCGCATGGACTTCCACTACGACTTCATCATCAAATGCATGCAGGCAGACGGTCTGCGGTGGCAGGACGTTATGCGGAAATCATTCTGGTACGCAATGCGGATGGCCGAGATCGAACGTATTGACGCCGAAAACGACGATCTTTCTAAGAACGGGATCTGTTTGGACTCGGACGAGTTTCACATTCGAGACAGCATTGAGGAAAGTATGCGCTCGTGTTCACAGGGCGATCGCAAGGACTGGCAGAGGAAGCTCGACACGTGGAAAAACAAGCACGTCGGTCCCCGCTGGGATAAAGGATGGTCATACTACAAGTCTTGGAAGGTTGCCCAGGGCAAGATCGCATACAACAACGCTTCCATCGCCGAACTCCGCAAAATGGAGTTGCCGTTTCTCGATAACCTCGTGCGAATGAAGTTTATTGAGGACGACAAGCTGACCGACGTTGGAGTCATGGCGTCCGAAATCAACGAGGGGCACCCCCTGCTGATGTCGACAGCCTATAGCGCCGGAGCATTCAAAACGCTCGGCGCACCGGAAATCGCATCCCTCCTGTCGTGTTTCGTAGACCCGGATCCACATGAGTATCTTCCGGAAGTGCCGTTTGAAGTTCAGGTCCAATACTCGCAGATCAACGCAATCCGGAGCCGTCTTATGTCCCTCGAAACGTCTCCTCGCAGCAGCCCCTCGTACTGGGGGGTCAACGCATACTGGATGGAGCCCATATACGTATGGGCGAAGGGAGAAACGTCGCTGAATACGATATGCGGCGAGTACGAAATCTACGAAGGGAACCTCGTCAAGGCGATTCTAAAGGTATCCGGCATTCTCATGGAGCTCAACGCACTGGCGACCTACAAGAAAGACCTTGAACTGCTGGAAGTGCTTCGGGACTTTACGATCGTGCGGGACGTCGTCGTGCCGAACAGCCTATACCTGACGATGTAAACGTAAAAAAATATTAAAACATTAAAACATTGTAATTTTTAAACATACCGAAACTCGATGTCGAGACCCTGTAAGCCTTCCTCGACAATAATATCCCGCCAGGTTTTTGTCTTGACCTGCTCTCGGATGTCCGACTCGGATCGATGCAGCGTCAACGTAGCATCATCGGCAGAGGCCATGTACTGGAAGGACGTAACCTCCAGATTTTTTCCCGGCAGACTGCTCTCGTCATACATCTGACCCGTATTGGCCTCCGCAAACTTGCACCGATGAAAATTGCATGCCATAATGTACATGGAGAACTCGAGTGTATTGTCGCCGTCAAAGTCGAAAGGGTAGTACTTGCCCTGCACCTCAACTCGGAGCAGGCCCGATTCGGTCCGGTAGGAGTATACGTTTGCCGAAGGGAAGCCCTCCAGAGTGATCTGTCCAAGGTACAAGTATAAAGGGACGTGTGTCGGTTCGTCCTCGTTAAATCCATATACGTCGCTCACATGCGTGTCGTGTATCCCAACATCGTAAGCCAGTGCGTGTCTGATTCTATAGTCGTTCATCTGTTCCGCCTCCTCATTTCCCTCCCAAAACGTATCCACCCAGCTGTCGTTATTCTGTGCGTTGCTCATTGTAGTTCTGTCTGTTCCGGCAATTTGCTGGCGGGATGCCGAACCGATCCGTTTTAGTGGAAAGCAGAAAGCAGAAGTCATGGAAAAAGGTCGCCGTCTACTTTCGCTCAGACAACTCCTTCCCAGGGGAGTTGCGTGGCACTAACCGAATAGACTTACGCTTCGACGGCGACGTTTTTCTTTTTTATGTTTTTTATGTTTTTTATGTTTTTTATGTTTTTTATGTTTTTATGTTTACTCATCCATCTCGCACAGCTTGCCCATGATGGCGACGATGCGGCCCATCAGCGACAACGTTCCGTTCTGCGATACGCTGCTGCCTCTGTCCAGCAGGCCCATCTTGAGCTCTACGGCGACGAGGCGGTCGCTGAGGAACTGCCGAATCTCGTACTCCTCCTTGCGCTTCGTCTTGATGTCGTCCCAGTTGGTCTCGTCATCGTCCGCCGCAGCGTCCGCCGCATTCGGTCTCGTCAGCATGCCGGCGAGTGTCTCGGCAGCCTCGGCGGCCGTCGGCGATTCATCGGCATCTGCGTCGTCAAAGCTGTGTTGAGACGAGTTTGCCGGCACGGGCAGATGGTATACGTCGGTCGTAACCGGGACCTCAATGGCCGGCGGCGACGCATGCCGTTGGGCCAACAGGTTCTCGTTATACACCATATCTGCGTAGTCACGCTGGCCGATCATATTGATCAATGCCACCCGATGGCCCTGCAGATGATGAATACCGAAGTCCAACGGGTTCATTGCCTTCATAGTGTCCGTAGTCACACCGATCGTCTCCGCCATCCACTCGATCGCACGGTCACGTGCCATCCTCGGCGGCGGAGTCACATGTCGAGCAGATGCGAGGTGCCGGACAAAGTTCCGCACCCGGGCCGCCGGCCAGTAATTGTCGTAGCGCTTCTCAAGGGTCGTCATTGTTCGTGAAGGCATCTTGCTTTGCGTGGGTATAACTATGGGGGTAGTTATATATGTCTTGGGGGGCTATCCAAATCCATGACTCGACACCGATCCGTTTTGCTCGTAAAAACGGATCCGTTCGAACGCAGACGGATCATCAGTGTCCCACACAATATACATATAACGCCCCCACGTTATATTCACACGATACAATGCAAGCTATTTACCCCGCAACAGAGATGAATTGGCAGGAGACGGAATCCGACATCGACTTTGACGATGGTGTGGGCGACGCATGCTCAATGCAGCGGCATGCGGAGCGGCACGGCGACCCCGATCTCGAAGAGGATGACCAGTTCGTGGGTACTCTCGAGATCGAAGGCGGTGATGGCGGTGCGTCGATATGGCGATACAAGAGCGAGCACACCGGAGACGACATGCTGTGGATCAACGGCGGCCGGGCGGACGGATCCAAGTGGGAGTTTCACGTCCTGATGACGGATACGGTGGGTGCGACGCTCAAGACGGCCCAGGCACACACGTACCGCCACTGCGGTGGAACGTACGTGACCATCCGGGAGATGTGGTACTGCAAGGGCGAGGACAACATCTCCACGCATTGTGCCGACAACAATCAGCGGATGGACATTCCGTCGATGCGCTGGGAGGACGTCAAGCAGGCGAACTGGTACGGCCTCGACATCTACTTCAATGTCTACTAAATCTATAAAAACAAAAAACAAAAAAGTTTGGCGCCGAAGCGTAAGTCTATTCGGTTAGTGCCACGCAACTCCCCTGGGAAGGAGTTGTCTGAGCGAAAGTAGACGCCAAACTTTTTTCATTGGGCCAAAGCAAAACGGATCTACGAAATAATCCATATATGTAGTGTAGCAGAATGACCGGAATTCCACCCCCACACATACAGCAGAAGATACTCGACGCCGTGCTTCAGATACCCTTTGTACAACGAACCGAGATGGAAGTCCAAGAAGTCTTCGATGAACAGGTGTGGAAGTTATTCATGGCCGGCGAAATTGCATGTGAAGATGCCACGACGGACTTGGAAGATTACGTGAAGGCAGCAGTCAAAATGCCAACATACCAAGACGTCTATACACATTACTTGAACACTGTAAAGACGCAGCTGTCGAACATACGGAAGCCGACACTTCTTCAAGTATGTATGGCGGCCGACGAGGCAATGCGAACCTACCCGGTGCGTGGTAGTGAATATGAAGTGACGAGGCGCAGGATAATTCAAGAGATAGACTGCGAAGACGATATCTGCGAGGTGTGTGGGTGTCGAATCGATGTAAAAACTGCACCGATCTTTGGAGGCAAATACTGCTCAAAATGGTGCTGGAGTCGGTCGGATGAATGAACATTAGACCGCACGAAATACAACTCGCTGTTTCCACGTCGGTTTCGACATATCCAAGTGATAATCTACGTCAACCTTCGTACCGGTCGGAACATTGGTTCTGCACGTGATCAACCGGTTCCATACCGAAACCCATATACGGCTTTCAGACACAACGATTCCCTTTACATGCCGCTCTTCTTTCTTGGAATCGAGAATGTCTAGAAACTGTATATCACGAGCGTGCCTTTTTGCATACGACTGTAGCTGGTTGCAAGCATCGGCATATTTATAATCGATATCCATCCTCTTCAGGGCCATCTGGTTTACAACGTCCGCCCATCGCCGAATGGGGGACGTTCCGTGGGTATAAGCCTTTCCAAACGTATGATGGATGGCCCCTGACGAAACAGCCTCGTATCTGGCCGAGGACATCGTGAGGTGTTCTGGAAGACCAAGAGACTCGTAGTTCAAACTCTTCAAAACCTTGGGAGCATCGTGAGCTCGCAAGAGTCCATCCCCTATGTTTCTACACAAATGCTCTGCAAGTTTAAGATTGTAGGTCGTCATGAGCGTCTCTACCCAATCGTGCGCATCCGGTAGGGGTTTCGACGCTATAAATTCGCAGAGGGCTCGTAGCGTTTTCACTGGAAAGTCGGTCGCTTCGTGGACATTATCGTACGTGTACGACGCCTTATTCACGATCGATACCTCCTTGAACCTCACGTTTTCGAACGTAGGCCGTTCATCCATCCAATCAAAGGTAAGAGCAATGCACAGGCGCCGACATTTCGGCATTAGCGACATTCTATGTTCGTGCGGGAACATACTCTGAATGATTGTTCCGTCAGTGTTGTAGAGGGTCTGACCGATGGTTGCTGCGTGTTTCATCCACGGATTGAAGCGAACCCACTCGGCTACGTCGGCGATGGTAATTGCCACCTTCGTGCATCCCTCCCCTCGCCATATCGACACGCAGTCGTCGATGTCTCGGCATCCTGGCGGATCAATGTTGATTGTCGGAACGTCTTCTAGAGATTCGTGAACTGTACCGTTGGGTTCCACGATAGCGGGGAACGTGCTCCATCGTATAGGAGAATATGCATAGTGGATGGCTTTACGCTCTGCATCCATATCTCCACACTCTCCTATGACCGATCGCAGGGCGCCACGAGGCAGACTGCTCTCCCCAGATTCAGGTAGGGGGTTGACGAGAACCAGTAGGTTTTTATTCTTTTTCTTGGTAGACGAAGCCACCGCCATGTCTGAGAAAACACGGTTCAGTGGCGTAAATAGGTACATTGGTATATTTCGGGCAGTCA